AAAAAGGTTTGATGAAATTTGGCCTAATCACATTGTAGATAGTGTTAATGCGGCAATTAATAGAATCAAGGAAAGAAATAAAAGTAGTCCTAAAATCAAATTAGAATGTGGAAGTTTTTATGGAATGTTCAATGTAGATAAAAAAGAACATTTAAATTTTGATAAGTGTTGGACATCAATGATGGCTCCTGTATTTGGAGCGGATGGTTGGGTTCATCTTTGTTGTGTTAGAAGAGGAGAAAAAAAGTTAGTGAGATGGGATAATGGTGATCTTTTAGATTTTTGGAATTCAGATGAACATAAAAAAATGGTTTGGGGATTTGATCCTAAAGAAGAATGTCCTGTGCGTTGTAAGATGGGCATGTATAATCAGCTTTTCCAACAGATTTGGCTTGATAAAAAATTCAATGTAGGACATATCTAATGAAAATTGGTTGGGTAAGATTAACGATGGCAACCGAATTGGATTATAATATTTCCAAGAACGGGCTAGGTGAAGAACGTCCTATGTTGTTTAAAGGATTTCTTGACAGAGGACACAAGGTTAAGCTTCTTACTCCAGTAAAGAAGAAAGATCAAAAAACATTACAAGCTGCAAAAAATGGAGATAGTTTTGAAAATTGTATTGTGGATAATTCTTGGTTAAAAAAATTAGAATATGATCCAAAGGGATTTGCAGATAATTGCGATGTATTAGTCATAGAAAATGGTCCTTTGAACTTTACCTTCATTGATCCTTTCTTTAAAATACCGCAAATTAGACGGGCGATTGAAATAATTAATAGATTTGAAGGATTAGTAATATTTTATCAGACTGATCCTTTATTACCGTTTCCATTTTGGCGGATGACAATGGCGAAATATCCATGGAGTCATCCCAAAAATACTCCAAGAAAAACAGGAAAGGGATTAGAAACACACGGATGGGGTGATTTTGATGAGATATTTAAGAATAAGAAAATTCTTGTAATAGGAAAGTCACCTAAACCTAACGAATTTGCTCGGGCAAATAATGGACCTAGATTTAGTTACAATCGTTTTCGTAAGAAAGGATTAATGAAGTTTGATTATCTTCCTACAGGATACGATAAATATTTTATGCCACATATCAAACCTGTATTTGAAAAAAAGAAAAAGGATTTAATTTATGTAGGTTTTCCGAGAAGTAGAACTAATGCTTTTAAGAGATATTATGGAAATTATTTAGATAGAACACATGTTTATGGTCCTTGGGATTTAACATCAAGAATTGATTTTCTTGAAAGATGTAGATTAGAGGGGATGAAATGGTATGGATTTATAGATGGTTTTCCAAATATAACCAAGGCTTATAGTAGATCAAAAATTAGTATAAATCTCATGCCTGAAAAAGCACAAGAATTGGGATGGATCACAAGTAGAGTTTATGAAAGCGTATTTTCAGGATGTATAACATTAGGGGAAGAGAGAACATTTGGGATAGAAAAATGTGTACCAGCAGAGTTAATGATTGATACATTTAATTCTGATGTAATAATAGGAAAAATTTTAGATTATAGTAAACAAGAATATACTGATAAAATTAGTGAACAATATGGTATGGTTAGACATTTAAATTATAATTATATTGTCAAGAAATTTGAAAAATTGGTGAAAAAATATGGCTGAGAAAAAGATTCTTTGTATAGCGGATGGCGGCATAGGCAATGTTGTACTAGCTACGCCGCTTGTAATAGCAATCAAAGAACTTTTTAAACGATCCCAGATTACTTTTGGTACTCGTCCCCCATGTTTACCTATTGTGAGTGGTTTAGTTGATCATATACTTGATGTGACAAAAGATGAATTTGAAAAATATTACGATATGGTTCTTTGTACTATATGGCATAGTTATTTTTTGAAAAGAAAAGATGAGATCAAATTTGATTATTTTGACAGTATAGAATATAAAGCTCCTCCTGTTACTCATGAAGTTGATTTAAATATGAGATTATTGGATTCTTTTGGATTTAAAAATAGACGTAATCCTAAACCATACTGTAATGAAAAATATTGTGATATGTATATTAATAAAAATATTATCAATATTGGAATAGCAAATGGAAAAGCTGATGATGATAATTGGGAAAGAAAAAAATGGCCTCATTTGTATGAGTTTTTAAAATATTTAAGGAAGAATTTCAAAAAAGAATATTGTGTTTATTTGTTTGGCGGAGAGAGAGAAAAGAAAATTTTTAAGAAATTAGATCTAGAATACAATGAATATAATATAGCAGGAAAACTAGAGATTGATGAAATTGCATATCTCATGAAACAAATGGATATTAATATAGTCAATGATACAGGATTAGGACATGTTGCTGGAGCAGTAGGAGCAAAGACTTTAGTTCTTTGGGGTCCAACAAGTTTTAAAAAGAATAGGCACATTGGAGATGAAGTATATACTGTTGTTAGTGATGCGAATTGTATAGAGTGTCAAGGATCGGATAGATGGCATAAATGTAAAGAGTGGAGATGTATGGATAGATTTGTTCCTGAATTTGTATTCAAAAAAATGTATGAGTTAGTAGATATTCAATAAACTTTTTAAAGATAATCAATTATACTTGCAAAATGATTTTCCTACCTTTATATTATAACTATGGATTAAGTTATGTAATAACAAATTAGAAGGGAGATAGGAATGGCGAAACGCAAAAAAGATTCTAAAAAAATAGCTAGAAAAAAAGCTATAGAAAAAGCTTTATCTGACGGGCGCGAAACGGTAATTATCAATGAAAGACCGTGCAGCGTGGAAATTATTAAAAACAGCAAGGGGTATACGTATGCGATGAAAGTTTATGTAGAAGATATTGCGGAGATGAAGAAGAGTGTTAAAGATCTTAATAGTCTCGATAAATCCATAAGGAAAACATTTGCAATTGACTAATTGTTAGTCAGTTTTTTAATGTATCGTTTTTTTAAAAGAGGAGGAATTTATGTCGAAGAAGAGTAAGAAGGAAAAGAAAGAAGCAAAGGAAAAGGAAAAAGAAGAGAAGACAAAGAAGAAGACAAAGAAGGAGCCAGAAGAGCGCAAGGAAGTCATTGTTAAGTGTACAAAAGCTGAACCGATTAGAAAACAGAATCTTGTTCCTCATACTGGTACAAGATTTAAGAAGGGTTCTGCTCGTCAGCTTGCGTTCGATATTATTGCAAAGGGCGCAAGAAAAGGGAAGGCTATTAGTGCAATTCGTGAGGAATTGAAGAATACACGTAAACCAGATGCTAAGTTCAATCTTGATGCTGCTTATCTAAATTTTATAGTTGCATCACATCCGGAATTTTTTAAGGCTTATAACGATGATACGCTTGAGCTAGTAAAAGAGCCTCAAATTGATGAGGAAGCTGCAAAGAAGGCTGATGAGGCTGCAAAGGAAAAGAAGAAGAAGGCTGCCGAAGCACGTGAAAAGCGTGAAAAAGCCGTTAAGGGTGAAAAGAAGAAGAAGGCCGCAAAGCCTGATAACGATGAAGATGAAGACGACGAAGACGACGAAGACGACGAAGACGACGAAGATGAAGATGATTAATGCAGCATAAAAATTGGTTAAGTTGTTTTAAATAAGGGGATTAAAAATCCCCTTATTTTTTTATAAAAAGGTGTTGCAAAAAAATAAGGGGATGTTATTATTATAAGCCGTTAAAATTCAAAGGTTTATGGATTATTTTTTTTGAAGGGAAAAGTATGTCACCCCTCTCGAAAGAACTTCGAGAAACAAAGAAGACGTGGTACAAAGTATGGATCAGAAATAAACAAAAGATATTGAATATAGTAAGAAAATTGAAAAATAAGTATAAATTCTATATAATGTCTGAAGAAGAAATATTAACGACTGTAGAATTTAAATTTTTTGAATTATTTTATAAAACATATGAAAATGATAATCAATATCTTCGATTCATGTTTATAATCACTAAGAATATTATAAATGATTTACAAAGACGTGAATATCGTTTTGTGAACAAACACAGATATGATGCTGCTAAAATATGTGCTCGATTTAGGATAGTAACAAACGATATAATTGATGATAATTACGTAAGAATAACAAATGAGATGGCCGTCGATAATAAGTTTGAAAATAATTGTGAAGAAAAATATATTTATCAAGAACTTTTAAAACAAGTTGAAAATATATTAGAAAGACCAGTTTATATAGAAATTTTCCATTTAATTTTAAATGATTATAAAGCTAAAGAAATTAGTAAAATTGTAGGAATGTCAACAGGATTCATAGGACAAGTAAAACGACAAGTAATTTTTCCTGCCATCAAAGAAGTTCTCAATATTCCAGATAAAAGGTATGAATGGTTATCTGCAAGCGGACGTATTTATAGCCCAAGGAGGAAATAGTATGGAAGAGAAATTTGGATGTTATGCAAAGGAATTGTTGAGTGATGTAGATGATGAAGAAGGTGGAGGTGAGATTCCAACATTAAGATTCCACGATATATTAGCATTAGCAGTAGAACTTCAAAAAGCTAAGAACAAAACTTATAAAGATTCATGGAAAAAGAATGGAGAATTCTTGTCGGCATTTGAAAATGTTTCTAGAAAATATGATAGAATACATAACGTTGTTATAGATTATGTAGAAAATAGTGCACCTTTACCAAAGGGTGACGCTTCTATAGCTCAAGGATTAATGGATCTTCTTGTATATGCTGGTTTATGGCTTACATTAGTTGCAGAAAAAAGACCGAATGAATTTATAGAACTTTTGGAAAGTATTGTTAAAAGTATTGAAGAAACATCAAAGTAATTTATAATTGATTTTACATTTGATGTAACACAAGGCATTATAAAGGGTAGTAAATGTTTAACTTTTTAGGAGGAATTTAATGGCTTTTCTAAGAAAACCTTGTATTATTAAGTATAGACCTGATCCAGCTAAAACGATTGAAGATAATTTGAAAACTGTATTTGGTTCTATAGCTGGCTGTGTTGATGATAATGATTTTGAGATAACTTTAGAAATGACGAATGTTGAAGAATTTGATGCTGAAGAAATAGAAAATCTTATAAATGATTCAATGGAACTTGCCGAACAAGTAGAAAAATTAGATCTCAAAACGCCTCATAGTGTTACTCCTGACGGTAAACCACTTTTTACAGAAAAGGGATAAATCATGGCCGACAAAAAGGAAGTTGTTAAAGGTTTCTGCATGAAATGCAAGCAGAAGAGGAAGATGGTCGAAACAGAAGAAGTGACCATGAAAAATGGTCGTCCTGCTCTTAAAGGTAAGTGCAAGTTTTGTGGAACAAAGATGTTCAAGATACTTTCGATTAAGAAGGACTAATAATGAAGGTAGCGATCATTGACGGAAATGGTTTGTCATTCCGCATTTTCGCTCAATTTAAAGACTCCCCGACAGGTTTGTTAAAAAACAATGTTGGACTTCCGACTACAGTAATTTTTGGATTTTTAAGGTCACTTTTAAAACTTGCAGAACGTATAAAATTTGATAGTTCTATTGTTACTTGGGATGTGACAGGAAGTAAGTTTAGAAAGAAAGTATATCCTAAATACAAAGCACATCGCAAACATAAAGACATGAAAGATTATTATGAGGAGCTTGATGCTTGTCGAGACTATATGAAAGTGTTTGGTTTCAACCAAGCTGTAGCAAGAGGAATAGAAGCGGATGACGTTATAGCTTGGTTATCTAGGAAATTAAAGAAAGATGGACATAGTCCCATAATTGTTTCGGACGATAAGGATTTTTATCAATGCGCACGTGGTGTAAGAATTTTTAGACCGATTAAAAACGAATTTGTAAATACAGAATGGGTTAAAAATGAATTTGGAATCCATCCTAAACATATGGCATTACTTCAAGCTTTAACAGGTGATAAGGTCGATAATATACCAGGGATCAGAGGGATTGGTCCTAAAACTGCGTCAAAACTTATTAACGAATTCGGAACAACAGTTGATAAGTTGGTTGATAATTGTAATCATAAGCGTTGGGGTTCGATTTTAAAAGAAGAACGTGAAAATTTAAAAACTTATCTTCAACTCACTACACTAAGAAGACAGTTGAAGGAATATAAAAAATGGGAAAGGAAAAGATTAAGGAAATGTTTGAAGGAAGCTTTTGTAAGAAAACATCCGAAGTTGAAGAAAGTTATTCAGTTGAAGGAAGATTTGGAACTGGAAACTATTGATATAGTTTTTTTGCTTAGGAGAATAGGTATCCAGGTTTTAGGCAAAAATGGAAAACAAAAAAGACCGGAGATAATAGTATGAGTATTGATCTATATGATACAAAAATTCTTGTGACGGGTGGAACAGGTACTTTAGGAAATGAGCTCAAGAACTATATTCCTAATGCTATGTATCCTTCAAGAGAAGAGTTTGATATTCTATGGCCTACAATGAGATTAAGAGATTTTTTATGGAAAGAAAAAGTTGCAATGATTATTCATTGCGCTGCGATAATTAATGACAAAATTGATAAAGAAGATCCTGAGAGTATGACTCTTGCTTTTAATACAAATGCAGGAGCAGTAGCCAGTCTATGTCATGCTTGTCGTAAAACGGATACACATTTATTCTATATCTCGACAGACTATGTATTTGATGGGAAGGGATCGAAGTATAAAGAAACTGATTGTCCTAATCCTCAGAATTTTTATGCAATGACAAAATTACTTGGAGAAGCATATGTGAGATTTGTAGGCGGTCATGTGATAAGAACATCGTTTTGCCATAAAGACAAATGGCTATTCGATGGAGCATATACAAACGTATATTCCAGTAGAGATACGGTAGATGTGATCGCTCCGTTAATTGCAAAGGTAATAGCAAGAACTGATAAATGGGGACAAATCCATGTAGGAACAGAACGTAAAAGTTTTTATGATCTTGCTGTTAAAATTAAACCAGACGTAAAACGTATTAGAAATAAAGCAAATAAGGATACTTCTTTTGATTTATCGTTGATGTACAAAGTATTGGAGGAAGAATAATGGAATTTGAGTATTTAAAGCACTTGAAAGAACGGGGAGAAGATCCCAAAGGATATGGTAAAACAAATTATGAAGATTTTTTAAAGCAGGGTAACTATGTATTTAAAGGAAAAATTGAAGGTGTAGAAATAAGAAAACTTGAAAAGTTTGTTGATGATCGTGGATTTCTTAGCGAAATTTGTAGATCAGATTGGGAAGAAATAATTAAACTTGCTCCTGGAGGAAGAGATGATATTTTAGGTAACCTTAATCAAGTTTACATCGTAGGTAATTGGAGCAAAGGAACTGTAAGAGCATTTCATAAACATGAAAAACTTGTAGACTTTTTTGTGATTGTTAGAGGAGTAGCAAAATTTATATTATTTGATGATCGTCCTGATTCCCCAACATTTGGGATATTACAACAAATTATTTCAGAAGCAGGTGATCTTAAAATGATTACCGTTCCTTCTGGAGTTTTTCATGGTTGGCAAAGTCTTTGTGTTGAAACTCTTTTAGTCAGCGTAGCAAATGATCTTTATATGGGATATAATAAAAAAGAATACCTTGATGAACATCGTATTCCGTATGATATATTTGGGAAAAATATTTGGGAAGTGGAATATAAATGAAAATGACTTTATTAAATTTTGTGATTTTGATAGTTGTTCTATTTTTATGGTGGGCTAGTTTCAATGCAGCTAATTGGATAGCAGGACGTTTAGGAGTATATATAACTTTTGGACTTTGGATAGTTGGCGGCATTCTTATTGTTGTATATAAAAAGGATGAATAAAATGAGTAAATTGACGGCATTTATGCTTATTCTTTTTGTATCTGGATTGCTTCTGTTTTTTGTTGGTCTTGGCGTTTCTCGTCCAACAGCTAAATTTAAACGTGGGGATTTAGTAAGAATAAAAATAAGTGAAGACCAAAAAATTGGGATGATAATAGCACCTGCTTGGTATTTTTCTTCTGGTGTGATTTATGATGTAAGAATAACTGTTAAAAGAACAGAAATTCCTTATAATGAATTAGGTAGTGGTGGACCATTAAATGAAACAGAATATCAGATAGTACAATTTGTAGAATACGAATTAGAAAAGGTAGAATACAAATGAATTGGCTATTAATTTCCGGAGGAGCAGGATATGTGGGGACTTTGCTCCTAAAACGTATTGTTAATAAATACGATAGAGTCGCTGTATTGGATCCTTGCATATTTGGAACAAATGGCATAGAAAAATATACCAATGTTGTGATATTCAAACGTGGATTTAAGGATTTTCAAAAAAGAATAAGTGGTTCAAAAACTTGTGCAGGCATAATTCACTTAGGTGGGTTAAGCAATGACCCTATGGTAGACAATAATCCTGAAGCCAATATGCGAATCAATGTAGAGCTAACTAAGCTGCTTACAAAATGGGCCGTTAAAAATAAAATAAAGAAGTTTTTGTATGCAAGTAGTGCTTCTGTATATGGATTCAATGATACTAAAGTTTTGACAGAAGAAGATGAACTTAATCCACAAAGTGCATATGGTAGAAGTAAAGTTGAATGCGAAAAATTTTTAGAAGATTGGGAAGAAATCAATCCTGTTATGGTTCGTAAAGGAACTTTGATGGGCGTAAGTGATAGAATGCGTTTTGATCTTGTAGTAAATACCTTATGTTGGTACGCTTATTTTGAAGGGAAAATTAGTTTATTTTCAGGAGGAGAAACATGGCGTCCCATGGTAAATGTTAAAGACGCTGCAAAATTATATGATTGGCTATTTCATCATAAAGAATATGAAAAATTTTCTGGACAAAAAATAAATTTAGTTCATAAAAATTATAGAGTAAGTGAATTAGGTTTATTTATGAAATCTTTAATAGAAAATGACAATAAGTATCCAAAACAAATAGAAATTCATTCTGCTTATGCTATTGAAGAACCACGGAGTTATCAGATCAGTAAGGATAAACTCACTAAATTAGGATTTTTGACTTATTTTGGTTTAAGAGAAACTGTAAAAGAAATATGGCATAATCTCAATGATGGAAAGTATAAGATTAATGATCCAATCTATTGGAGTGCAAGGTGGTTGGATCATTGTAAAAAAGTTTGTAATATTATTGGAAGGAAGTTTGATCCATTAGAAACTTATGTTTAAAACAAAGACAAGATTAATTAATACTCTTGGAAGAGTTTATTACGCTTTTTATTTGAAAGGTGGTAGAAAAAATCCTAAAAGAAAAGATATAGAAGAAAATATATATAAAACAAAATATCCTGATTCTTTGAAATCATATCAAAAACTTTTTTCTCGATTATTTATACATATTAATGAAAAATTGACACAAAAATCTTATAAGAAAATAATAAAAATATTAAAAGAAGAAGATAAATTAACCGAGAAAAAAAGGCGCGGTTATATTAAGTGCTGGCGTTTAATGGAGAAATATTATGGAGGTTATTCAAGCGAATAGTATTAATGATGGATTAGCAAAAGTTCTTGAAGGTATAGTAGGTAGAGGGAATAAAGTTGATATAAAAGGTAAAGAAACTCTAGAACTTCATCCTTGTTTAATAGAATTTGATAAACCTCTTAAACGTACATTGCTTTATCCAGGAAGGGGTAATAATCCTTTCGCTAGTCTTGCTGAAACTTTATGGATTTTAGCAGGACGAAATGACGTTGATTGGCTAAAATTCTTTTTGCCAAGAGCGCCTGATTGGAGCGATGATGGTGAAGTTTGGAGAGCAGGTTATGGACCTCGATTGAGGCAATGGAAAGCAGAGGGTGAATGTTCTAGTGAATGGACGTTCATTGATCAAATTAAATATGTCTACGATACACTTAAAAATGATCTAATGAGCAGACAAGCAATAATATCTTTATGGGATCCTGGTGAAGAATGTACTGTGGGAAAAACATTAGATTGTCCTTGTTCCAATTGGCTACATTTTATGGTAAGGAGAAAATATAGGCCAGAATTAGCAGATATAAAAGACAAACCTGAAACTTGGACTTTCCATCTAGATTGTGAATTTGTGATCAGATCAAATGATGCAATTTGGGGATTCTGTCTTTCCGGTGCTACTAAAATAAAATTATTGGATGGAACTGTTAAACCTATAAAAGATCTTGTTGATAAACAGTTTTGGGTTTATTCAAAAAATAATGATAAAGAAATAGTACCCGGAAAAGTTATAAAATGTAAAAAAACAGGAAAGAAAAAAATATTAAAAATAACTTTTAGTGATGGAAGCTTCGTAAGATGTTCTAAAAACCATAAGTTTTTATTAAGAGATTGGAAATATAGAAAAGCAAAAAATCTAAAAGTAGGTGATTCAATTGATAGTGTATATTTTAGATTGAATAAAAAAGGTTATGAACAATATAACAACGGTGATGGCTGGTTTAATACGCATATAATGGCAAATATTCTGTCGGAAAAGGGAGAATTAGATAGTAATAATAATTTTCATATAACTCACCATAAAGATTTTGTTAAACGAAATAATAATCCTGAAAATCTTTTATGGCTGGGGAATTATGATCATCATAGTTTTCATGCTGAATTATTGCGTAAAATGTGGCGGGATCCTAAATATAGAAAATCAAGAAAGAAAGTTATAAAAAAACTTTTAGCTTTTAATAGAAAACAATGGAAAAATCCTGAATATAGAAGAGAAAGACGTAAAATCTTAAGTGAAAGAATGATCCAATGGTGGGAAGAAGAAAGATTTGATACTGAATTACATAAAGAAGCTGCTAAAAATAATTTAATCAATTACAATAAATCTTTTAAAGGGCGTAATAAATCTAGAGAGATTGGACAAACATTTGGAACAGATAATTTTAAGAAATATCACAAAACGGGCGGACATTTAAAAACTTTAGCAAAAATTCATAGAGAAAAATTAAACAATACTCCAAAAATTAAATTTAAACGCACTAGAACTAGAATCCTTAATGTTTTTAATGAATTGAAAAAAAGATTCTTAGAATTTAATGAAGAAAATTATTTTAATTATAAACCAATGGGTAATCCTGGATGGAAAAAAGTTTTTGAATATTTTAAAGATTTGGATGAAATAAATGAATGCTTAGAAAATTATAATCACATAGTTACTTCTATAAAATCTGACGGTTATGAAGATACTTATGATTTGGAAGTAGAAGATTATCACAATTTTGTATTGGAAAATGGTGTTATCGTTCACAATTCTAATATTAATTTTTATGAATGGAGTGTATTACAAGAAATATTAGCAAGTGTATTAGGTATAGAAATTGGGACATTTTATTATTATGTATCAAGTATACATGTTTACAAACATCATTGGAAACGTGTTAAAAAATTATTGGAAAATAAAGAAAAATTTGTAGACAATCTTCCTGAATTTAGATTTTGTAGAGGGCAAATTAATCTTGATAAATATTTGGAAGACTGTGAAATGTTATGTAAATATGTAGAAGAAATAATAATAAATGATAAGAAAAAACTTAAATATTTTATACCTTTTCATGGGGAGAGAGGATCTACTTTAAACGATATTGCTTGTTTATTGTCAGTTTTTGTAAAAATGAAACAAAACGATAATGCTTGGAGAAAAACTTTGCATTGTATTCCATTTTCTGATTTAAAAGTATCTTGTTATTACTATGCAATGAAAAATATTTTTAAATACAAAGATTATACAATTCAAGAAGCAATAGAAAAGGTGCAAAAAAATGAGTATTAATATTGATCATGGAAAAGATGTTAGAGATACATGGACGCATACTGCTCCTCCTGTAAAAAGAAACCATGTTGAAGAGCGATTTTGTCTTAATGCTGATATTAAAAAACTTCTGTATTCTAATCCTCAAGAATTTGGGTATGATTATTTTGGAGAATTTATTTTCTATAGAACTTATAGTAGGTCGAAAGAAGATGGAACAAATGAATCTTGGGCTGATGTTGTAATCAGAGTGACAGAAGGTACATTTTCTATTAGAAAAGACTGGTATAAGAAATGCGGTATAAGATGGAATGAAAACGCGGCTCAAAGTTATGCTCGGAAATTTGCACTATCACTTTTCAATATAAAATGGACTCCACCTGGACGTGGTCTTTGGGCAATGGGCACAGATTATGTATACAAACGTGGATCCGCTGCTTTGTATAATTGCGCCTACGTAACAATTAAAGACCTTCCTGGAGATGCTCATTGGTTAATGGATATGTTGATGAATGGAGTAGGTGTAGGATTTGGAATCGGTGATAATTTTAATCAATGCTTACAATTTCCTAATCCTGATAAACATTTGGAAGTAGTTATTGGAGATGACAGAGAAGGATGGTGTGAATCTGTTAGATTATTATTACAATCTTATATTATACCTGGATTTTCTACAGTAAAATTTAATTATAGTAAAATAAGAAAAGCTGGTCTTCTTATAAAAGGATTTGGTGGATTAAGTTCTGGACCTGAACCTTTAATACAATTACATGAGAGAATAAGAAAATATTGTTCAGATTATATTGGAATGAAAAATAGCGAAACAAGATTGATCACAGATATTATAAATGCAATAGGATGCTGTGTTGTTGCAGGAAATGTCAGACGATCAGCGGAAATTGCTGTAGGTTCTATATATGATGAAGTATTTTTAAATCTTAAAAATTATGATAAATATCCCGAAAGAAAAGATATTGGATGGATGTCAAATAATTCTGTATGGTTAAAGAAAACAGAGGATTTTGCGTATCTTCCTCAGATAGCAAAACGCATTATTGAAAATGGAGAACCTGGATTTGTGAATGGAATCAACGTAAAAGAATATGGAAGAGTTGGTAAAAAAGATGTTGTGCGAGAAGATGAAGCAGAAGGAATAAATCCTTGTGGTGAAGTTCCGTTGGAAAGCTGTGAGGTATGTAACCTTTCGGAGACCTATCCAACAAGATGTAATAGTTGGGAAGATTGGTTAGATGCTTGTGAACATGCAACGTTTTATTGTTCTACTGTAGCTTTACTTCCTACACATAGATCAGAAACAAATGCTGTGGTAGCAAGAAATAGAAGGATTGGTGTAGGATTAGTTGATTTTAGTGGATGGAAAGAACAAACAAATCTTACTGAGATTACTACGCTGCTGCGTAAGGGCTACAAACATATAAGGTCGGTTAATAAGCGTCTAGCGGCCGAAGCTGGCGTCCCAGAAAGCATTAGAGTAACGGTTGTAAAACCGGGCGGTACTGTGCCAAAGCTTGCAGGCAGAACAAGCGGTATAGGACATCCTACATTTATTTATACTATTAGAAGGGTGAGAATTCAAAACAATAGTCCTATAGCAAAATTTCTTGCAGACCATAATGTGCCTTATGAAAAAGATAAATATAGTGATAATACTTTGGTGTTTGAATTTCCTATTAAACAGGGTCCAGCAAAACCTGCGAGTGAAGTAAGATTATGGGAACAGGCAATGAACGTTGTACTAATACAGAGGGAGTGGGCTGATAATGCTGTATCAAATACCATTATGTTCAATCCTGAAACAGAGGCAAAAGAAGTAGAATCTGTAATTGCATGTATAGCTCCTTTGGTCAAGTCAATTTCAATGTGTCCACACAGTACAAGAGGAGCCTATGAACAGATGCCCGAGGAAGGATGTAGTAAAGAAGAATACGAAAAAAGGTTAAGCGATATTAAAAAGATGGATTGGTCCAAATATTCTGGAACAGATGGAATGGATACAAAATTTTGTGATGGGGAGGCTTGTGAATTAGATGTTCAAAATTCTTAAAGGAGAAGATCATGGCTGATGAAGAGAAAGTTGAAAAAAAGAAGAAGAGTTGGAAGACTACGATTTGTGGTATTGTGGTAGGATTGGGACTCATTATTAAAGCATTTACGCCAATGTTGGATGGAATTGAAGAGACTGTGTTTTCTTTGAAAGAAGCATGGCCGATCATTATTACTGGACTCGGAGCAATGGGAATCGGTTGGTTTGCGCGTGATAACAAGGTAAGTTCTGAAGATGCAGGAGTTAAGTAATGGGTTGGATCAGCGAAATTATAAAAGGCATTGCCCATCTACTGAAAGTCTTTTTTGGTATGGATAAACCTGAAGAAAAGGAAATAAAAGATGCTCCTACGCCGGATGCTCTTAAGCCTACTGATGATGAGCTTGATGCTGGTCTCGGGATGCATAACAATCGGTCCGAGAATAAAAACTGAATTCGTCATTGTTCGTCTTGGCAATCCAGTTCAAGTTCTTGATAATAAAGTTGTAAGATGCAGACGAGTAGGTGATAAGTCCATAGGTGAACAAGACATAGGCGGTTGGTATGCGATGCCTGAAGATTCCTTTAATAGAATGATGAAGTTAGCTACGATAGGGAAAAAATATGAAAAAGAAGAAAAGCGAGAAAAAGAAGAGGGTAATCCGTAGAATTCAAAGATATGTTGATGAAGCGAATGGAACAGAAGTTAGATGTTATACCCGTGTTGGAGCAAAAAAAGATATCTTTTTTACAACTCCTGTTAAAGCTATAACAGGACAAATAGTAGAAGTGAAAATTGAGGATGCGCATACTGTAGATGGCGCATACGATAAATTAGAAGCTAGTGTGGAAAAGTTTGGAAAAGAAATGGAAGAAAAATTTAAGAAAAAACTTCAAGAAAAACAGAAGAAAATAATTAAAGCTGGTATGTCTCCTGATGAACTTATGGATATTGTCCAAAAACAAGGCATGGATGAAGAAGATATTAAAGGTATTATAATCCCATGAATAGAAATATTGATTTAGACGGAAATATTGGTCATAGAATAGCTATACTTATAGATGTAGAAAATGTTTATAAGATAGCAAAAAGGTTCCGAGATTCACGACTTAATTATGAAAAATTTTTGAAATGGGTTGCTGGAGAATATAGTGTCACTATTGCTACAGCTTATGTGTTAATGGATCCTGGTAATATAGAAAATGAAAAAAAGTTTTTAAGCGCATTAAGATTATCAGGTTATGATATCAGAACAAAACCTGCTTGGTTTAAAAAATCTAATTTAGATGAAGAGAAGGTTCCTAGGAATGATTGGGTTTTAGGAATTTCTTTGGACGCTATAACATTATCTCATAAGGTAGATACTATAGCTATAGTCAGTAGTAATAGAAACTTTGTTGAAACTTGTTATTATTTGAAAAATAAAGTAAGAATAGAAATAATATCTATTAAAGACGCTATAGATCCAGTTTTGTTAAAAGCGTGTACTGAGTTTAATGAAATCAACGAAGAATGTTTTGATCCTTTTAATAGAGAAGATTAATGATTACAGTAAAATATCAATGCCAAAACTGTGAATATATTGAAAAGCATTATCTTAAAAATAAAAATTGGGATGATGCTGCAAAATTTATAGATTGTCCAAAGTGTGGATTTTTATCCGAAAAACTATTTCCATGTCCACGGCATGAAATAAAAGAAACCAATGAACCTTTCAGTGCAAAGCCCGGAAGTTATTGGAGGAATGCAGAAAAAAATCGTCAAAAAGTTGCAAGAAAAAAAGCTGAAGCCGAAGCAGAAAAGAAACGTTATGGCAAAAAAGATTGATGCGAAGGAATTTATTTTACAACTTTTAGAAGAAGCAAATTGTCGTGGAATTCATCCAGTAGGTAAAGAAAATTTTAATTGTCAATGTCCATTTCATAGACCTAAGAAAAATACAACAGCTTTTGGAATATCTTTTGTTAATGAAGAATTTGGTTATCCTTTCAGATGTTTTAGTTGTGGAATAACTGGAACAATAATATCTTTAATTGTTTTTTTGAAAAAATGCTCTTATAAGCAAGCTGAAAATATATTTTATAAAAGAGTTTTAATAACTCCTGCTGATACGAAAACACTTAAAAGAAAATTGAAAAATATTAAATATAGAATGGATGAATCTATAGATCATAAACTTAAACTTGAATTACCGAAAAGATCTAATAAAAATAAAAAAATGTGGAATTATCTAAAGGAACGCAATGAAGAAAAACACCATACTTTGTTGTTTCCTGAGTATCTGGTGGGTAAGTACCTTCTCTATTACTGCAATACTGGATTCTATTCTCGTCGGATCATTATGCCTATCCGTGACATGGATGGGACTGTTATATACCTTACCAACAGAGCTATTGACGACAACGAGACAAGAAAAACTTTGCATCCACCAGGATTTAACAATGAAGAATATGTCCATGGATTGTATGAAGCAAGAGAAAAGAAAAAGGTAATAGTAGTTGAAGGTCCATTTGATATGTTCCAATTAGTTTGCGGATCATTAAGAATAAAAAGGAAGGATATTGGTATAATATCTATTTTAGGCACAGAGATGAATGAAGAACGTGCAAGCATTATTTCTGATACATTTGAAGAAGCTTATTTATTATTTGATCAGGATGAAGCGGGTTGGATAGCTGATAAAAAAGGTAAAAATATTCTTGGTGACTATATGAAGGTAACATCTTTGCATGGATCAATAAATCGTGGAAAAGACCCCGGTTCATGCAATATGAGGCTGTTAAGACGAGTTTTTAATCAAATAGCCGAAAACTAAGCAAAACTGGAACGTTGTAGTGCCCATAGGACGATCAGAAATAAGTAAGGTATACCAAGGGTAGGGGGTTAAAATGGCCTATGAACAACGACGAATCAAGAGATATCTTCTTAGGGATTTTGATTATAACGGTGATATTATCTGTCTTCATAGGGTTGACATGTATAGTAGTATATGGATTAAAATGGTTATTTTTTTAGGATTATATTATGGCAAAAGAAGATTTTGAAAAAGAAGAATTTATAAGGAAGTTGGCAAAGAAAAAAAGGATTTAATGTACATAAAGAAGTTGTGCATACTTATCATCTTCATGAAGATGTTAAGCGTAATGGAGAATTTTCTGTAATAGCTAATCAAGATAGGAAAAAAGCTCAAAAATCAGTAATAAGATTTTTAAGGACAAAAGAAGATAAGGGGGAATTAAATGATTAGAAAAACTCTTCAGGATGATTTAAATAATATAGCTGGAGATCTTAAGACCCTTATCAAAAGACAAAAGAAGAAAAAGCCTAAGAAAAAACCCAAAAAGAAACCTAAGAAAAAACCCAAAAAGAAACCTAAGAAAAAACCAGCACAAGACGGAAGTGGTGGTGGTGAAGGTCAACCCGGAGGAGGGAGAAGAAATCGTAATCCTAAACCTTGTCCAACTGATGGACCTGGACAAGGACGTGGTGGTGGAAGAGGAGGAGGGAGAAATAGATAATGCCATTTTCTATTAGAAAACAACGTTGTAAAAAAGCTGATGGTTCTAAAGGGAATTATGTAGTATATCGGACAGACACTGGGAAAAAAGTATCTTGTCATTCAACAAGAGCGAAAGCTGAAGCTGCCATGCGAGCAAGAATAGCAGGATCTGAAGATCTTAGTTTAGATATTCGGGAAGAAATTAAAAAAGATATGGACAATATTGAGGAGAAATTATGAAAAAAGAAAAAAAGTCTGGTAAAAAGAAGAAACGTGTTAATTTTCCTTGGTTGAAAAAAAAACAAACGAAAACTTTGAAGTATTTCCTTGCTTATTATCTTGACAAAATAGGTTTTGCTAAGGTCATAAGAGGAAAACTAAGTTTCGGAAGTTATGTGCAAAAAAAAGTTATTCCTGTTGTGCGTCGAAAATTTCCTTCAGCTTACAGGATTGTCAAGAAACATTATAAGGAACATGGAAGGAAATTGAGTCGGAAGGAATTTAATAACTTGATTTTCCTTAGAATCTCTGCTATGTTTAAGTATCGGAAGGGAGATAAAAAAATCGAGAAAACTTCCGAACATCCTTTGAAATCTAAGAAAAAAAATATGAAGTGTTCTGGACTTGCCAAGTTATTAATAGAAATGGATAAAACTTATGAAGAAGTTAAGTAAGATATTGATAGACCTTGACGGTGTGCTTGCTGAAAACGGAGCGTTTCCTGAAGTTGGTGAACCGACTAAAGGAATGCGTGATTTTGTTGAAAAATGTATAACGAAAGGAATTAAAGTAATATTATGGTCAGCGCGGTTTAATGGTGGTGAAGAAGGACATAATCAATTTGGAACAACTTGTAGAGATCAACTTTTAAAAGTTAATGATTGGATTTTTAATGAATTTAAGTCTGCGGTTAATGATTTTTGTGTTCACGAAAAAGCTTGGAGTGAAGCAGATCATCATGCTGATGTATTAATTGATGATAGATGTATAGAATTTTTAAATGCTGATTATTTAGAAAAAAGATTGTTTGAAAGCAGAGATGAAATATTAGCTAAAGCTATGTATGAAGAAACAAAAGATGAAGATTTTAATATCGTGTGTGACGTTGAAGTAGCAGATGGTGAAGGCTTTGATAAAGAATACATTTTAATGCGTGTTTTGGAAATGAGAGCAAAGGATAAATAATGTCAATATATTTTACAGATTTTAAAGTTCAAATTAAGAAAGAAAATCTTCCCGATGGATGGGATGTACAAAAAAAATATAAAGTTCTTGCAATTGAAGAAGAAGAGACCACTGTTACCATAGATAAAAATGCGAGTATTAGAAAAAGAATAAAAAATCTTAAACCTTCTGAAATTGATGAAGACGATGAAGATGCCATTGAAGAAAGGTTTGAAGTACCTATGAATGAAAGCAATGAAAGAAAAGAAGTACAAACAATTCTTTATTTTTTACTTGGTAATCTAAAAACTGGAGAGTTAAGATTTTTTGCGGATGAAGAAGTAAAGTATGCTGAAGACTAAAGAATGATATTAACATATAGACTTTAAGACTTATAAGAGGAGAAGTAAATGCCGTTGGCAGAAATGATAAATGTAACTGATATTCCACTTGACCCTTATGGATTAAAATATGTTGTAATCGCAGTAGTTGTCATTTTGACTTTAGTATTTGGATTTGTTCTAAAACTTCGGAATGGGAAAAATAAATCAAATTCTACTTCAAATCCAACAGACAAAGAAACTTGTGCCAGTGCCCGGACAAGATTAGAACTTGCAGAAAAAACACAGCAAGATCAATGGAAAACTATTAATGATACTAAAGACACTGTTATAAGGACTGAAGAAAAAGTAAAGAATATAGAAGGAAAAATAAACGTTGTAGAACAAAAAGTAAGTGGAATGGAACAGGACGTAACTCGTATAGCACAAAAAATTCTTGAGGAGTAGAAAATGGCTTCTTATACTTTACGTGAAAACAAATGTAGATTAATGTCAATTGCCACTACAACAATTGACGAATTATTATTTAGAAAAAACGGTCTTTTAAGAAATTTAGATAGTACAAATTCTCTTGTTCTTGTAGATGAATCTGTTGGAAATGCTGCCGATGATGCAGATGTAATAACTGCTTTAAATGATGCTACAACTCCATTAGAGAGTAAAATTGTTATTCCAGCCGGAAATGATTTACCTGTGAGACATTTTAGAAGAATGTTTGTAAAAGCTATTGGCGGTGATATTCTTCTTCAGTGGATTCCGTTAAGGCCAGTTTCTGGTGCTTAAAAACAGAATATTAGCTCTCTTTTCCTCTCTTTGTTTGCCAAATTTCATTCAAATCTTCTTTAATCTATCTTCAAATCCTCAAAGAGAGCTAATATTGTCTAATCTTTAAATCCCCAAAATTTATTAGGGAGAGGTGGTAAGTTCATTGGTGAATCGTTATCGTCAGAATTCCACCATACAATGATTGTTAATATCATTGTAAAAATTATACTGAAAACAATACATCCTAATATTAGTAAAATCAAAGGCCAAAGCCAAGACAATATCCACATTATTATACAGAAAAAAAGTTTTCCAAGTGCATCTAACATTATAATCTCCAGATAACTGCCCTAACCTTTGTGCATATAATAACTACTGGAATTTCTCATTACAACTCTTTTTTGTAAATCCTCTGATTAGGTTTTACGAAATCAAACAATTTTATTCTTTAATATTAAAAACTACTTGTAAAATGATTTTCAAAGTGTTATACCATTAATAAGGCAACACAAACACTTTTGAAAGGAAAAATGTTATGGCAAAGCGAAAGAGAAAAGTCAACAAGTTGAGTAAATGGCAGTTTGGAAGATTGAAGGGTTGGTTGAACAAGTTGGATTTTGATAGACGAACTGATATTGATACGGCAAAGGGAGCAAAAAAGGCTTTAGGCTTTAAAGTAACAAAAAATAATGTTAAAGGGGCGAGAGAAAAGATTGGTGTTTTCCGAAACAAAGGTGGTAGAATTATTGAAGACAAAAGAGATTCTGATTCTAAAGCTGCTGCTGTGCCAAAATCTCCTGTAAAAGGTATTGCGTCTCGCCTTCGGAACCTTGAAGAAAAGATTAACATTCTCGATGGGAAAATAGATAAACTTTTTGCAGTTTGGAGTTAAAAATGGCAAGACCAAAGTCAATAATCCCATACGTTTGTATTAGCATAAAAATTCATAGCTATTTTAATTCAACTGCTATTACAAAATGTAAGATTGGAAAGAATACTTCTGTAATCATTAAGATTAATAAGAAGAAGACTAGGCTTTATTTTAAGTTCAACAAAAAAGGAAAAGGAATAAATGTTGGTGCTCCCACAAAAGTTAATCAAGCTATATTTGGCTTAAGAAGAGTTTTCGAGAAATTTGGTTGTAAAATTGAAGGGAAGTTTCGATTGAAGCGAGATAAAAAGAAGAAAATATGGTTTGCAAAGTTGAACAAACCTATGGGAGAAAAATAATGGATAACTACTGTATTTATCACTTTACAAATTCTAGCGGAAGTAAAGAGTTTGTTGTAATTTCGGCAGAAAGAATAGATCTTATTGAAAAAGAATATGAAGAAAATGACATTTTATTAGATTCGCATTGTGAAATTGATGGAGATGCTATAACTTTTCCTTGTGATCGACCTTTAAGAACAGGATTTTAACATGTCAAGGATTAAGTAATGGATAGAAATCGCGCTATTGATTTAATTGGAAAAATCCAACGTCTGTTGGAACCCGGTAGTGGTGCTACTGAAGGAGAAATGCAAGCTGCTGCTAGTGCAGTTCAACGATTGTTAAAAAATCACAATTTGTCTATGATCGATGTAGAAGATTCCAAAACGAAAGAAAAAGCTGGTAAAAAAGGTCATGATATTGGACAACGTGAAGGGATGGTCAGAAAAAGAAGCAGTTTGCCAAAGTTTGAAAAGATTTTGATTAATATAGTTGCAAAAGCTTGTGAATGTCAATGTTATTTGCAGCAAGAATGGTCTGGTAAAGGACATGGAAAAGTTTGGCGAATATTCTTTATTGGAGATCAATTTGATATAATTGTTGCAGGAGAATTATATACTTACTTGAACAAAGCCATCAATAAAATGGCCAGTAAAAGTTATCCTAAACAATACTCAAAACAAAATTCATTCTGGTATGGATGTATTGACAGATTAGGAAAGCGTTTTGAAAAAGAAGCTGAAAAATTTGAAGAAGAACATGGCGAATACGCTATGGTTCTTTTTGATAAAAAAGGCGTTATTGAAAAATGGGTTGATGATAATTTGAAATTAGTTAGTGGCAAAAGTAAAAAAGGCGGAACAAACGATTTTGATCCTCTTGCCTATGCACATGGACATCATTACGGAAGTAAGCTTGATATATCAAGCGGAAAACATTTGGAGAATTAGTCATGGCGAGTACAATAGATGAAGATTTAAAAGAACAGGTGGAATTTTTTGCTAAAGCTTCGAGGATTCCTTTGATTCTAAACCATGCCTATGGAAAAGTCAGAATATATTGTAAAAAAGAAAAAGGAATGATGGAAGTTTCACCGCGTCTTTCCAAAGGAAACTTGCGTATGTGGCTTGATGGATTTGAAAAAGCTTTGGAACTAACATCAAACGATTAATTCAAACAATATTAAAAACCATTTGCAAATTGATTTTCCTGCGTTTACTATAATATAAGGTAAAGCGAAAGGAGACTACTATGGATATTAACACACGTGTCAGTATTAGTTTGTCACCCGGTATTCTAAAAGAAGAAATAGCAAGGGAAGTAGGTAGAGGGATTCAGGTTGTTGCTAAGGATATCCTTAGCAATATGGATACTGCTGAAATTATCCATGAAGTTATTTCGGAAGAGGAAGGGCTTAACCAATTCATCGAAAATGAGATAAGGGGACAGGTAGGTCCAATTGTAAAACGTATCCTAAACAAGGTTATCGAATCCGAGATAGGTGCTCACATTCATGCTAAGGCTAGGGAGGTTGACAATGCGAGATGAAATGTATATTGGTTCTTCGCCTATTGACGAAAAATGTGCGCAGTTAGGAACAGATGGGTATTGGGAAAAAGCACAAAAGGAATGCAGAGCTTTTATCAATCAATTAAGACGAGTGTTTGGTAAAGAACCCGGAAGTGCTCGGTTGATAATTAAACGGAATCCTCACGATTTTGGTACGTATTTATCTGTCAATTGTTATTATAACGATGGAGACGAGGAAGCATTGGATTATGCTTTAAGATGTGAAGGCGAAACACCTGAAAACTGGGATGACGAAGCAAGGGAAGAACTCGGTTTGGAAAAGGAGAAAGTATAATGGTAGATTTATCTCAAAGTATTGCTATTTGTTTGATAGGAATTGCACATATTCTTCATTGTTTGTCCCATCTTCGAAAACAATAGGAAACTTAAGACTAACGGAGGGCTTAACAATGCGTATGAATCAACACATGGGCTTTACCGCTGAAGCCGATGTGTTTCTTGAAGAATACGCTAAGAAAGTTGGAACGCATCCATGTCCGCATTGTGGTGAAATGACTGATAAAACATTTGAAAAATTGTCGTATAGTTCATACACGGGAATGTTTCAACAGGAATATCCTCTTCACATATATCTTTTAAAAGACGGATCAACTGTAAAAGAAATTGTGCAGGCTGAACCTTGGTCTTCGGGACCATGTTTCTTTATGTGTCTTGAAAGGGATAATGGTAAAAGAATTGGTAAATGGTCACAAGAAGAAATTAACAATGCTTAGAACATAATCATGAACTGTATACCTCCAGCACAAGCAAATTTTCCAAACAACATAAGTATCATTGTTTTGAATGGACATTGGTTTCGTGTCACAAAATTTTTCACACTTGAAGTTGCGCGAAAGATTTATGAAAAACTATTTGAAAATCAGCCAATCACAATTAAATCTCGAACAAACGTTAAAGTCTACAAAGTCAAAAGCAGTAAGGGGGACAAATATTATAAGATTGTCAATAACGGTAATAATAATTGGACCTGTAACTGTTTAGGCTTTACGTATAGACGAAGATGCCGTCACATTGAAGAATGTAAACAACAGGAAAAAGGATACAAGGAGTTTAAGAGAAAATGCAAGGAATAAAAATACTTTGTTCTGATTGTAGGAAACGTCCTCCTTCAAAAGGAATGAAAACTTGTGCAAAATGCAGGAAACGAAAACGTGATTATCACATCAGACAAAGAGACAAAAAAATATGTCCTTGTGGAAAACCTATCACGAAATATACATGGCATTGTAATGATTGTATGTTGAAGATTAAAGAAAATATGCGTAAACTTCATCAAGAAAGACGCGATAATGGATTTTGTCCTCGATGTGGTAAAGAACTTAACTTGGAAGAAGAAATAACTATTCTTCATTTATCTGTATTTACTTGTTTAAAATGTAGAACGAAAAACAAAAAGGCCCGTTTAAAAAGACTGGAGACAAGCAATGTCCAAAAGAACTTGCAGGAGAACACAAATTGAAAACATAATCTGTGAACCATTTATGGATTCACGAGATTCTTTTGGACATTGGGCTTATTGGTGTGGTTCTAAACAGGATGGATGGAGAGCTACTCCTTGCGAACACATTAAAGAAGGAAATTATAGTAAAACCAAAAGGAGAAAATTAAAATAGGATTCAATAAACATTAAAAAGGAGTTGCAATAGGAAGTTCATGCTGTTATAAACAGTGTATAAGGCCAGTAGGCTAAAAGGAAATTGTTATGCCCATCCCGAATTGTCCTCAATGCGAAGCACCTATGAAAAAACGTATTCGGAAGAGTGATAATTCATTCTTCTGGGGATGTCCCAATTATTTTGATAAGGGATGCAAGGGTTTTCGTCTCTACAGAGATGAAGATAGAGCCGAAAGAAAAAAGATCATACCTTCTAAATACCAGGAAGCTATTTTTGATTGGATTAAGGAAAGTAAAGGTCATGCTTTTGTAGAAGCTGTTGCTGGTTCGGGGAAGACCAGCACTATCGAAATGTCCTTAGATTACCTATCGAAGAAGGATCAACGACAGACGATCTTCTGTGCTTTTAATAGGCACATAGCCAATGAGCTACAATCACGTGTCCCTGCGGGAGTGAGAGCGTCAACAATACATTCCCTAGGCTTTAACGCCATAAATAAATCATTCGACGAAAAACCTATGGTAGATAGTAAAAAGTTAATCAATATCATTAACGAAGTACTTGAACCCATACAATTTGATAAGTTGCAGACGAGAAAAGTTGTATTTGATATTCTTCAAAGATTGATTCCATTAGTCAAAGCTACACTGAAAAATCCTTCTAAAAGAAAAACAATGGAAAAGTTGTGTGAGCGTTATAGTATTGAGACTAACGGCGGATTCAATATAGCTTTTCCGCTAATCGAAGAAGTATTAACAAAATGCAGAGAATACAAGTCTGTCATTGACTTCGATGATATGATTTGGTTGCCAGTGATTGAAAAAATTCCTGTTGAAAAATTCAAATGGATATTTGTCGATGAAGCGCAAGACTTAAATGCTTGCCAAATGGAATTTATCATGAAAATGCGCAAACGAGGAACGAGAATTGTTTGCGTAGGGGATCGTCATCAGTCCATCTACGGCTTTAGAGGGGCTGACTTCCAAGCTGTACCAAAACTCATAAAGAAGTTAAAAGCCAAATGTCTACCTCTTAGTATTTGCTATCGTTGTGGAAAAACGATAGTTGAATATGCGAAGAGGATTGTTCCGCATATTGAAGCGTGGGATGAACAGGAAGACGGTGTTGTAGAAAGTTTACCATCAATGCAAACTACTCAAGAAATGGAATATGGAAATATGGTTATGTGTAGAATCAACGCACCATTGATTCCGCTGGCTTATAGATTGATCAAAATGGATAAGAAGGTCGTAATTCGTGGAAGAGATATCGGTAAAGGATTAATAAATTTAATAGAAAAACTTGGCGGAACAACAGTTGAAGAATTGATTGTGCGTATCCAGGAATACCGAGCAAAGGAAATGAGAAAATTAGCATTAGCAAAGAAAGAAAACCAGCTTCAGACTCTTGAAGATAAATGTGATACGCTTATTGCTTTAACAGAAGGTATGAATAGTATTGCGGAGATCAAAAGCCGTATCGAATCAATCTTTAGCGATGATGTAACTGGCATTATTTTGAGCTCAATCCACAGAGCAAAAGGATTGGAAGCTGATACTACATTTATTCTTGAGCCCGGATTGTTACCGTTTCCAAAAGCTAAGGGCGAGAATCAAATGCAGCAAGAAAAAAACCTTGAGTATGTCTGCTACACTAGGGCGAAAAAAAGAATGGTATTTATAAGATAGGAGATTGTTATGATTGAATGGGAAAATATTATAGATGGAGACGACTACTCTGCATTTGGACCCGAAGAAGATACGGGCGAAATGAAGTTTAGAGTCCAAATTAAAGTAGATAATCTTGATTCTGCTGCTGGTGAATTAGCATGGTATGGACAAGTTAATGTTGTAAAAAATCCTTTTCAAATACCAAAAGAAGAATTTGAAAAAGCATTAAGATTAATGGGTTTTGATTCTGAAGGGCCAGAGATTACTGGTTTAAATGAACTAGCACTATATGAAATATTATCGTCATACGGAATACATGCTACGGTCTTTCAGTGTCTTGCATGGTATGGGAAGCCAAAAGATCTTAGTTGGGGTCAAGGAATGATTACTATGGATTTTATCAACGAAGACGAGGATTGGGAACCCGCTTTTGAGTGGGTAAAGAAAAAAGTAGAAGAAGAAGCACAAGGTGTTTATATCATGTTAGGTATGTATCTTGATCGTGTTTTGAATAAAATAGGTTCCACAGGTTGGGACTTTATCAACGGCGATGTTCTTAGGCCGATAAGGGAGATGAAAAAATGAAAGATGATGAAGTGAAGCGGCCGGAAGATCCGTTTACTCAAATAACTAAAGAGGCAGAAATACAACCGTATCCGATTCAGAGAGAAGGGAATAAGCTTGTTTGTACCGCTTGTGGTGAAAGAATGTGGATGGGAGTTTTTCCAGGATATCGTCCTATCGTTTGGAGTTTTCAATCTGAGGATGGTACCACTACCCTAAAGTGCATTTGCGGGAATGTAAGTTCCATCGAAGGACCTCCGAAACAGTTTCTTCTCTTGTTAAAAATTGGAGAAAAGATTTTATTCACAAATGTAACAAAAATCATTGGTGTATTACTAACCCAGAATTTTTAAAGGATTAATTATGTCTAATTTTAAAAAGGAAAAAAAAATGGTTAAATTCAGTAGATGGTGGTATCGTTTTCGTGGAAATTTTTACGCTTATGGTCCTACTACTAAAAAATTTAGTTCTGAAAGAAAAGTACGAGCACATCTACGTGAAGTTTGGGAATGCAAACGTCTCCCTTATGGTACGGAAATTTGGAGAGCTGATTAATGGTTAAAAGAACAAAAACTCAGGCTATGAGGGAAGAACGACTACATAAACTTCCTATGGATGAAAGAATGAAAAGAGTATTGGAAACTATTTGGCAAATAATTGCTTGTGATTGTTTACAGTCGACAGATAACGGTATAATGTCACAAGATGAAGTTATCGAAATAGTTCTTGACGCAAGTCGTCCTGAAACATTAGGCGGTGACAAAGAAGCTGCTAAGGAATTAGATAAAATGTCTTACGAAGATCAGATCAAAATTGCCAAAGAAGTTTTTAAGTATAGGGAATATGGTTATTAGGAGATGATGATGGCTAATACGATGACTAAAAGACAGCTTGAGGTTCTAGTATACGCTGCAATTAGACGATTGCGAAAATATAAGGAACGTATGCAGACTCATGATACAGATGAAGCTAAACGTATTGTATTGAAAACCAGCGGACAACTTGAAGCTTTAGAAGATGTATATTCTGCAATGCAAGGTAATCCAGTTCTATTAAAAATGATAGCAGAAGAATAGGGAGGTAAATCATGGATAAAGTATCTGGTGATGAACTTGCAAGTGTCGTAGAAAATTCTTTAAATACGTATAATTTCACCGAAGATATTGAAAAATTTGTAGAACGAATGAGTTGTTCTCATAGGACTTTACAACAAACTTTCACAAGACTTTGTATTAAATGGTTAACTCATCTTTCTGAAGTAGGAAATAATTACGATCTTAGAAATGAAGCTAGTGTAGATTTTACTAAGTCTATCAAAAAAGAATTGAACAAAGCAGCACTACCATTTATCTAAGGAATAACAAATGTATTTTGTAATCCAAAAATGTGGAACT